AACCAATTGCAAAAGCCTAATTCCAAAACAAAGGAACCAAGAACTGATATACTTAGAAGGTTAATCAAGGATGGTAAACCGTTAGAATTAGCTAAGGGCGGAACTGTTATAATCGGAGACATAGAAGATGCTATGGCAAAGATTGACGCATTTATTAAAATGCCTCAAAACTTCAATCTTGTAGGTACAAAGGGAGAGGTAGTTAAACTAACCCAACTTGCTAAAGCCGAAGTATTTGGAGGTGGAATCGGTGGTGCCGGAGGGGGTACTGCAAATACTAAGTTGACTGAATCACATCAATGCGTAATGCTTCAGGCAATGTTAGAACATGGAATACAGGACATAGATTATTTTACTCCAGAAATAATGGGAGATGCATATAGTCGAGTTTCTGTAGATGAAGAGAAAGATAAGATTATTGCATTAGAAGGAGATTGGTTTACCTCATCATATAATATAGCAAAATTGCTAATACAAAAAGGATACGTAAACAAATCTCATACATTCCATAGGAATGATAATAAAATGAACTTGATATATGCTTTAAAATCAATAGCATATAAAAATAGAGGATTTGCTCCTCTAAAAGATGATAAGTGGAACCCTGGTGATATCTGGGCAATCCAAAAAGGATTAGACCTTAAAAAAGAATTACCAGTAGATACAGTTAACACATTAAATAAAAAAATGGTAGAATTGTTTAATGATAGAAGACTAGTAGGAATATCTCTAAAAGGTCCTGAAACAAAGTTTCCGCCCCCACTTTCAGAAAAAAATAATGAATATCCAGCTGACACGGACCTTCACAAATATATGGGAACATTCCTCTCTTCCAAAGGAGGAACATTCTGGTCATCTAAAAATGGAACTATCAAATATGATGGTGGTGAGATGACCTTAAAAGATAATTCTCCCGGTGAAGTTGTTAAGTCAGAAATTAAAGGAAAGAACGCTAGGGGAGGAGGACTATCCTGGGGCCCAATGGCAGACTTTATCCAAAGAGAAACAAGAAAGAAAATGCCAAAATTTAAGAGTGGAATATTTGGTGTTGCTAAAAAAATAGAAAAGGGTGATAAGAGATCAATCAATGTATTTTGGGGATTATATAAGCATTTTGAAAAGAATGCTGGATATGATGAATTCCTAGAGGAAATCCAAAAGAAAGATAGGTTCTGGATATCAGCAAAACTTGGTGTAATGTACATTTGCTATTACATCGATAAGGCTGGTGGAAAAACTGCAAATAATATTATTACCCATTTTGTTAACTATGCCGGATCCAAATCAGCTGATTCGTCAGTATACGTGAAGGCAGGAAAATGATAAAGTTTGAATCTTACATAGCCGAGTCCAAGAACACTCATATGACTCATATTGAGGATCTTGTGATTGACGGCGGAGTTAAGGGGGCTCGCCAGGCTATTCTCGCCCTAAGATCGATGCGAGATATGTTGAGCGGTAATGCAAAAGCACCTGTAGACATTACTGTCAAATGGGACGGAGCCCCCGCCTTATTCGCCGGAGAAGATCCATCAGATGGACAATTCTTTGTAGCAAAAAAAGGTATCTTTAATAAAGATGCTAAGGTGTATAAGAACCATGCAGACATAGACGCTGATACAAGTGGGGATTTAAATAAGAAACTCAAACTTGCATTCGATAATTTAAAAGATTTAGGAATTAAAGGGGTCATTCAAGGGGACTTTATGTTTGAGTCATCAGATCTTAAGAAAGAAACTATTAATGGGGTTCAGCATGTTACCTTTCATCCTAACACCATAGTGTATGCTGTACCAACATCTACAGACATAGCCAAAGATATAATGTCAGCTAAAATTGGAATTGTTTGGCATACTACATACAGCGGTTCAAGCTTTGAAAACATGACAGCTACATTTGGTAAAGAAATTGTTTCAAAGATAAAACCTTCAAAAAATGTTTGGATGGTAGATGCAACACTAAAAGATCTATCTGGAAAGGCTACACTTACAGCTAAGCAAACTGAAATCCTAAATGCAAACCTATCTGCTGCAGGAAAGACTTTCCAGAAAATACAATCGAATATATTAAAAGAGATAGAATCCAATAAAGAATTAAATCTTATAATAAATGTTTACAATAATTTGGCAGTAAGAAAAGGTGAAAGAATAAAAGACACAAATAAACATGCCAAAGGATTAATAAATTTCGTAGAAGAAAGATATACAAAGCAAATGGACAAATTAAAATCTCCTGCCGGAAAAGATAAAAAAGCTGCAGAAAGAGATAAATTATTATCATTTTTCAACAAATCCAACATAAAAGGTCTAAAAAATATGTTTGATTTACAGAATTTTGTCGTCGATGCGAAGTTAATTATTATAAATAAACTAAACGAGTTATCAAATATTGGTACCTTCGTTAAAACAAAATCCGGATTTAAAGTGACCGGCGTTGAAGGCTTTGTCGCTATAGATCGATTACAAGGTGGTGCTGTTAAGTTAGTTGATAGACTAGAATTTTCGACTAACAATTTTAGCAAAGATATTATAAAAGGCTGGGACAATCCTGGCTAAAATGGGATACCGAGGATATAAATGGCAATTAAATCATTTAATGAATACATAGTCGAAAACTCGAAAGAGGTTTCTTTTGTGTTTGGTAGATTCAATCCTCCAACGATTGGTCATGAAAAATTGTTTGAACACGTCAAAAATCAATCAAGAGGCGGTTCATATAGAATATACGCTTCTAGATCAGTAGACCCAAAACAAAATCCATTAGGATTCACAGAAAAAGTCAAATTTTTACGCAAGATGTTTCCAAAACATGCACGTAGTGTTATGGCAGATAAAGATGTTCGTAATGTACTAGATGTAGTAGTAAAACTTTACGATCAAGGATTCACTAAAGTAACAATGGTTGCTGGTAGTGATAGAGTAAAAGAATTTGATATATTATTAAACAAATATAATGGTATTAAAGCTAGGCACGGCTTTTACAATTTCGAAGGTGCTATAAATGTAGTAAGTGCAGGGGAGAGAGATCCAGATGCAGAAGGTGCAACTGGTATGTCAGCTTCCAAGATGCGAGCCGCCGCTCAACAAAACGATTTGAATTTATTTTCAAAAGGGCTCCCATCGAGTTATAATCCCACCGAATTATTCAATGCAGTAAGAAAAGGTATGGGATTAAAAGAGTCGAGATCATTCAGAAAACATGTAGAACTACCCCCAATTTCAGAAACAAGAGAAGATTACATTGAAGGAAGTCTTTTCAATGTGGGAAATCTAGTTAGAATAAAAGAATCAGGAGAGATAGGGGAAATCATAATTTGCGGAAGCAATTATCTTATGATAGAATGTGACGGAATAAAATCAAGACAATGGCTAGATTCTGTTGAACTAGTAGAAGAAGGTGGAGCAGGGGATTTTGGAACAACCAAAGCACTGAACAAGTATTTAAAAGATACCCCATTCTCAAAAATAGTAGAAGCAGAAAAACTTTCAAAAGCAGAAAAAGAAAAAAGAGCTAAAGAAAGAGAAGATCTTGCCGAACCAGGTAAACTGAGAAAAGATTTTGGTAAAGGATTAGGTAAATCCACAAAAGCTAAAAGACAAGCGCAGTTCAATAAGCAGGCTAAGAAACACTGGGATGATCCAAGTGCATATAAGCCTGCTCCTGGGGATAAGAGCACTGAAACAAAACCATCTCAATATACAAAAAAATATAAGCAAATGTATGGTGATAAAGAACCAAAAAATGAAATGGTTGGTATTCTCAAATTAGAAGATAGATTAGTCAAAGAAGATAAAGGACAAATTCGAAAAGCTATCCAGAAGAAATCCGATGCATCTGGTATAGCATATGGTATACTAAAACAAGTTTTTGATAGAGGAGTTGCTGCTTGGAGAGTAGGTCATAAACCTGGAACTACTCCAGCACAATGGGGATTAGCCAGAGTTAACTCTTTTATTGTAAAAGGAAAAACCTGGCAGGTACATGATTCAGATCTAGCCAAAAAGGCAAGAGGTGGATGATGTCAGATTTTAAGCTCACTC